CATGGTCCCTTACAAACAGCGTGGGCTCGGCCGGATCCGCCGGGGCCGTCAGGTCCAGGGTGGCCAAAAGAAAAAATTTGGAGGATCCCAGGGAACGGCCAGCAATGGCCAGGGTCCCGGCGGACGGGGCCGCCGACAGCTCCACCACCACCCGATGGCGGCCCAGGCGGTCAGCAATGCCCGCCGCCACCGTCTCGGCGCCGTCCGCCAGGGTCTTGTCCTCGATGCTCAAAAGCGCTATTTCCGCCATGATCCCCTCCAGCATCAGGGCCCCGGGCGGAGGATGCCCCCCGCCCGGGAAACCCGTTTAGGCCGTGTAACCCCGCACCAGCATTCCGGGCCGGGTACACATGGGCAGGGGGTTGGACTCGGTGTACAGGTCCACGCCGTCCCCCTTGGGCCGCGGCACCAGCTTGGCATAAAGCCGCTGTCCCATGGTGTTGACCGTTTCGATGAAATTCCCAGGAGCAAAGGCCGTATGGAACGTGTCCAGCCCGCCGACAGGGTAAAAATGGGCGTCCTTGGCGGTGATGAACTTGTGGTTGTTCCCGTCCGCATCGTCCGCGGACCCCCGGTATTCGGCAAAAGTCACCCCGCCGAACCGGAAACCCCGGCGGTTGTCCTCTCCGTAACGCTGGGACGCCTCGGCATGGCCCAGGAAAACCTCTTTTACCTCCGCGTGATCCGTGAAGGCGTCAAAAAATTCCGGGGAGCAATCGCAGTTGATCCCGCGGAAGGAGGCGCCCTTGGCGTTGTCCTCGATATGCCGGACCACCTCCCGGACCTTGCCCTTCACATCGGTGGTTCCGGTGCCCAGAACGAAATCCACGGTTTTGGCGGAAATGCCAAATTCCGTGTAAAGGTTGTACAGGACCGTGGAGCCGTCACCGTCCACGATGATGCCCTTAAGGGCGCCCATGCGGAGCCATTCCAGGGTTTGGTCGTGTTTGTCCTTCATGGCCTGAAGCTTCCGGGAAACCAGGTTCTCCAGGGCTTGCAGCTCCGTTTCCGAACCATGCGCGCGCAGGCCCTCGTATTCAGCGGGGGAAATCACGTCATCATGGGGGATATGGGGCACCCGGAAAGAACGCACCACCCGCTTGGCGTGGGACGCCTTGGTCCCGGGAGCACCCACCGGCAGGCTGGGCAACATACACAGAACGCCGTTCATGGACTCCACGGCAATGTCCCTGGTCCGGACCGGCTTATCCTCAAACAGGGCCAGCTGGTCCAGCCGGTCATATTTGTTGGGAAGCACTTCCATGGACACGGAAAGGCTCATCATGGAAAAACTGTCCGCTTCAAACGGATTGATCATGGGCATCTGAAACCCTCCATTTTCCCCGGGCGATTAGGCCCGGAATTGTTGCGGGCCCGGCTACGCCTCGGTGCGTGCCACGATGCCCAACAGTTTCAATTCCGCGATGGCCGCGGCCTTCTGGTCCACGGTGATGCCGGCGGGCCAGGCCAGGTTGTCCGTGACCACCTGGGCGCCGCGGACAATGGCCACGGCCTCCACGGCCGCCAGGCTGGCATCCGCGGCAGCAATCAAAAAACCCGCCGGGGTCTGGGATCCGTCCACAGCCGCGGGCGCCAGTTCCACCACGTAGCCGGTCCCCGCGGTGACGGGGATGGTGAACGTATCGCCCGCAACAAAATCCGCGGCCCCGTCATTGATGGTCAGGTTGATCTGCTCATTGGTGTAAGCCACGCCCACCGTGGCATCCGGGAGGGCCTCGCCGTTGGGGGCCACCACATGGAACGTGCCCGCGTCATGGTCCGCCTCGGTGACCACCACCGTGAACGAATCGGTGGCGATGAAATCGGCCGCGCCGTCATTGATGGTGAAATCCAACTGGGCGTTGGTGTAGGCCACGCCCACCGTGGCGTTGGGCAGCTCGTTGCCGGACGGATCCACCACCGAAAACGTGCCCGCGTCATGGTCCGCCGCGGTCACCACCACCGTGAAGGTGTCGGTCACGATGAAATCGGCCGCGCCGTCATTGATGGTGAAATCCAACTGGGCGTTGGTGTAGGCCACGCCCACCGTGGCCGGGGGCAGCTCGTTGCCGGCAGGGTCCACCACCTGAAACGTGCCCGCGTCATGGTCCGCCTCGGTCACCGTCACCGTGAACGTGTCGCCCACGATGAAGTCCGCGCCGCCATCATTGAGGGTGAAATTGATCTGGGCGTTCACATAGGCCACGCCCACGGTGGCCGGTGCCAGGAGTAGGCCGTCCGGGTCGGTCACCTGGAAAACCTCAGAGCCGGAAACCGAAGCATCCGTGCAAATCATGTTGTAAACACCAATTTTGGCCACACCGCCATCCGCCACCGCAGTCATGGTGCCGGCGCCGGTGTTGCCACCGCCCGCCGTGCCCGTGGCCGGAACCACCGCCGCGCCGGCCGGGACCTCGATGCAGGTCAGGGTGTACGTGCCCACCGCAGCCGCGCCGCCGTCAGCCACCCCGGTCATGGTGCCGTCTCCGGTGTTGCCACCGCCCGCCGTGCCCGTGGCCGGAACCACCGCCGCGCCGGCCGGAACCTCGATGCAGGTCAGGGTGTACGTGCCCACCGCAGCCGCGCCGCCGTCAGCCACCCCGGTCACGGTGCCGTCTCCGGTGTTGCCGCCGCCAGCCGTGCCCGTGGTCGGAACCACCGCCGCGCCGTCCGGCACGCTGGCACAGGTCAGGGTGTAGGTGCCCAGCTGGGTATCCCCACCGCCGGTCACCCCGGTCAGGGTGCCGTCTCCGGTGTTGGCTCCCGCCGTGCCCGTGGTCGGAATGACCTTCAACCGCTTGCCAACCACCGCGCCCAGCTCCAGGTCCTGGCCGGACTCCACGGTGACCACCTCCCGGGAAAATTTGTCCTGGAACTCACCATAAAGCACATCCCCCAGGTTGTTCCCCTCGCTCAAACTGGCCATGATTCAGCCTCCATTTCTTGCCGGGCAGCCCGGCCGGTTTTGCCCTATCGGGCCGCCTTACGCATTTTTTCCGCCGCATCGGCCCGGGCCTGGCACCGCGCCAACAGGCCGTTGACCGCTCCCGTGCCCGTGGGGGTCACTGTGGAGGTGATGGAGCCACCCGCCAGGCCCAGCCGGGCCTTTTCCCGCAGGATCTCCACGCCGGCCGCCTCCACGGTCATGCCATCCCGGCCCACCAGGTCCCCGGCAAACGTCTCCGGGACTCCGGCCACCGTGCATAGATCCCGGATTTCCAGGCCGTCCCGGGCGGTCAGGGCCGCCGGGGTCTGGCCAGCCACAGGAACCACCGGGGCCGGAGCCGCCGCAGGGGTCCCCGGGGTTCCCGGATCCTGGGCCGCCTCGGTGACCGTGTAGCCCAGGGCCGCCAGGGCCGCGGTGGCCGCCGTTTTGTCCGCCCCTTCCAGGGCCTTTTTCAACTGGTCTTCCATACTCATGATCCCACCTCCCGCGTTTAAATGTTCCACCACCAGGGCCACCGCCGCCGGCCAATCGGCCACGGCATCCGCCAAACCCGCGTCCACCGCGGCCTGGCCCGCAAACACCCCGGCCTCGGTATTCCTCACATCGGTTTCCGGGATCCCCCGGTTTCGCGCCACGGCCCGGACAAAAAGGTCATAGGCCGCAAAAACGCCCCGCTGGGCCACGTCCCGGGCTTCCTCGCTCAATGGCGCCCAGGGTGCAAAATCCACCTTCCGGGCCCCCGCGTGGATGGCCGTAAACTTCACGCCGTCCTGGTCCATCATCCCGGAATAATCCCGGTGGACCATGAGCACACCCACGGAACCCGCCCGGCCCATGGGCGGAATCAACACCCGGTCCGCCGCGCAGGCCAGCCAATAGGCCGCGGAAAGGGCGTCCTGGTTGACCACGGCCCAAATGGGCTTTTGCCCCCGGGCCTGGAAAATTTCTTCCGCCAGCTCCGGCAGGCCCGCCACCTCTCCGCCCGGGGAATCCACGTCCAACAGGATGGCCGCCACGGACGGATCCGCCAGAGCCTTCCGGAACCCGGACAAAATGGCCGTGTAACTGGTGTCATCCCAATAGGACACGGACCGGTAGGTCAGCCCGCCCAGGATGGGCACCACCGCAATGGTTCCGCCCGTGGGCGCAGAGCCAAGGGCCTTGGCCGCCAGCCGCTGGGGCGCCACCGCGCCGGCCAAGAAATCGTTCACCACCTCCGGATGGATACCCAGGGGCCGGGTGAAAAGCCGCGTGGGCGCCGGGGCGCCTCGGAAAATCGTCATGAATCGCCCTCCCTTTCTCCGTCTTCTTCCTGCTTGGCGGCCGTTCCCTGGTAGGTGGTTTTCCGGGGGTCGGTATCCAGCACCAGGCCCAGGCCATCCGCCCGGGCGTTGTCCTCGGCCATCTCCCGGTCCACCACGTCCACGTCCCCGCCGCTCTCGGCCACGAACTGGGCCCGGGACTTGAAACCGTTTCTGACGGCATCTTTGGCCGCCCGGCCGTCCTTTTGCGGGTCCACCCACTCCCAGCCGTCCGGACGCCATTCCACCCGCCGGTAAACCCGCCGGGTCCGGGTGTTGTAATTGGGGATCCGCAGGGCCCCGGACAGGACCGCCGCATCCAGCCAGGCATTGAAAACCGGCCGGCAAAACTGGTGGGCCATCACCTGGAATTGAAGCCGCTTGATCCTCCGCCGAAACTCCAGGAGCCCGGCGCGGATGGACGAATAATTGACCCCGGTCAAATCACCGGTCAGCTGTTCGTAAGTGATGCCCATACCCCGGGCCACGGCCCGGAGGTTGTGCTGGATCCACCCCACGTAAGAGCCGGACACGTCCTTGGGCTCGGAAAATTTCACGTCCAGGCCGCGGGGCAGTTTGGAAAACGTGCCGGGCTCCATGGCGGGGAGGGCCGCGGACAGTTCGCTGGCCGGGCCCAATAATTGCCCAGCCGCGTCAAGGTCCGTTTCCGGGCCCTCTCCGGTCTCCGTAAAAAATCCGCCAAACATGGCCGTGGTTTTGCGCCGCACCAGCTCGGCATCGTCACATTCGTCAATGTCTTTCAGCTTGATAATGACGGACGCCATCCGGGGTTTTCCCCGGAGCTGGCCAGGGCGCAGGGATTCAAAAACATGGGCCACGGAACCGGCCGGAACCGGCACCCTGGTAATATTCTGCATGGGGAACATTTCGCCCGGGTGGTCCCGAAATAAATAATAGGCCACCCGGCGGGCTTGGCCGTCCACCTCTATGCCCATGCGGATCTGGTTGCCGTTTTGCGCCTGGGTGTTGTAGGTATGGTCCAGATGATCCGCTTCCAAAATCTGAATCTGCAACGGCACCGCCAGCCCCTCCGCAGGATCCCGGGGCAAAAGACGGGCCAAAAATTCCCCATCATGGAACAGGGCCCGGGCGCCAACCGTCTGGAGCCCATAAAAATCCTGCCGGCCATCCGCGTCCGCCTCGGGAACCCAGTCCTCCCAAAGCTCCTGGATCTCTCGTTTCAGGCCCGGGTCCTCCAACTGGACCCGGGGGGAAATCCCGGTCCCAATCAGGTTGGACACCCAGGCATCCTCCGCGCCCTCGGCCAGGGGATTGTTCCGCACCATCTCCCGGGACCGGGACCGCAGGGAGCCCAAAGACGAAAAAAGGGCCGCGTTGGCCCCGGCGCCGGAAAGCCCCCAATACCCCAGCCGCCGCCCCGTGGACGCGCCCTCATGGGCGCCGGTGAACACGGAAGAGGCCCGAATGGGCCGCCCGGCAGAGTCCACGATTTTCAAAAATCCGGACAAATCAAAGCCCCTTCCGGCAGGTGACACGAATGGTCCCGGAGGTGGTGGTTCCGGCCTGGGCGGTCAGGGACGCCAAAATCGCCCGCTCCATGGCGTCCAGCTGGCCCATGTTCGTCTGGTTGTATTCCACGGTCCGGTCCCCAACAGTGGCCCGGACCACCATCTGGCCCTGTGCCAAGGCCATCTTGGCCAGCCGAACGCTTTCCAAATCCGCAGGCGTGTAACTCGGAATCGTCACATCAGGCCCCCGTCCGTTCCAGATCGGTTCCCCAAAAATCAACGAGAATACGGACAGATTTTCTCATCCCCTTTTTGCCGCGTCATTCTCCCATTTCCGCTATTTCTCCTATTTCCGCTAAATCGTCCCAATCCCCAAAAAAACAAAAGGGGCGCCGCACCCGCGGCACCCCTTCACCCATCCCAACATGAAACAACCACCCCCGCCCACAATCCGCCCACAAACTGCCCACAAAAAAACGGCGCACGAAAGCGGCTAAAAAATCAGCAGCTTAGGTGCGCCGTTGTTGCTCTTACTGACTTTGTGGATTTTATAGAAGAAAAACGGTATGTTATATGGCGGAGGGAGTAGGATTCGAATAAACCCACGGAACGCTGAAAGCATTGATTGGCGGGCATCTTGGAACTCGGTTTCTCTATGCCCCCGGAATGCCCCCAGGATTCCCCCGTCAAAAGCGTTTATTCCTCTATCCCTTTTTCTTCCTGGCGTCAAGGCGTTCGTCTGTGCTTGGCAACCTTTGGAGCCGGTCCACAACGGCCTTAAGTGCCGGGTTTTTGTGGTGGGTGTAAATGGTGGTGGTCCTGATGTCCGCATGTCCCATCAAGGCCCGAATGGTCATGTCAGCAACCCCGGCCTGGGCAAGTTGACTGGCGAAGGAATGCCGGAACGCGGCATAAGGTTTCACATACTTGGCTCCGGCGGATGCGCAAGCCTTCTCCCAATATTTGTAAACGTTCTTCGAGTAGGGCCGCCCGGTCCGCGGGTTGGGAAAAGCCCATTCGGAAATCCACCGGGACTTTGGCATGGAATCCAGTAGGGTTATCACCGCGTCCGGCAGCGGAATCTCGCGGGGACCGGTCTTGGGCGTCTTGATGTCTTCCTGGTCCATACCCATGGCCTGGCGGATGTAAATAACGCCGTTTTCCCGGTCGATGTCTTTCCGTTTGAGGGCCCTGGCCTCCCCGGTGCGAACCCCCGTAAGTTTCATGAAAATGAAGATGGGGCGATGTTTCTCCTGGACGTGGGCCATGATCTCCCATTGGTCTTCATTCGAAAGCCAAGCCACGGGAGCCCGGCGCACGGTATTCCTTCCTGTCATGGCCGGAAACTTAGGAACCCGCTGGAGGATCCCCGCGTCTGCCGCGTCCCGAACAAGGACCCGGAGCGAGTCCAGCACGTTCTTTTTACTCTTGGGGGCCAAGTCCATGCCGTCCCGAAGGTCAAGAAGCGTGTCGCTGGTGACGTTCGGCAGGAAGGTTTCACCTATGGCCGGGAGAATATGTTTTTCAAACGCCCACCGGTAAGCATGGATGGTCCCACGCTCACAACTTTTTTCTTTCCTGGCGATCCATGCGGCATAATAGCCGGAAACGGATAAAGGCTTACCCCGGCGGTGCTTGGCCGGGTTGAACCGGCCCTCCTTAATCTCCATACGAATGGCGTTCAGGATATACTCGGCCGCGGCTTGGTCCGGCATGGTATGTTCCCCCATGAACCGGTAGATGTCGTGCCGTTTGCCTTCCCACCAAATCCTGATGCACCACTTTCCGCGCTTGTCCCGGTAGGTTTTCCCGTCCTCTGGCATGGCAAACACCCCTCCCATTGCGATTATTGAACCGCTTAGGGTAGCACGTTGGCTATGGGGGGGTGTAGGGTACATTCGTTCTATGCCCGCGCCTCAAACGGCATCACCACCGCCGTGTAACCGGCCGGGTCCGCGTGGCGGATTAGGGCCGCGTTGTTTTTGTCGGGCATCTGAAAATAGGCCGGGCCTTCGCCAATAGGGGCCACCGCGGCCCGCAGGTATTCGGTGTCCAGGGCGGTTTCCACGGTCGGGCCGGTGTAGTCCAC